GTAATCTTCCATGGATTGTACATTCCCTGCTGAAAGACTGTCAACTAAATCCTGTTCTCTTTTGCGCAAAGTTTTAAAAAAATACTCTGCAAGTTTTACGCTGTCCATGGCTCTCTCCTGCCTGTGTTATTTTATCTTGAATTAAAATTTCTTAAACTTGAAAAATCCATGCCTGGCATTCCGCCAGCTTTTGGTAAGTTTGAAAAATCTATGTTTGAAAAATCAGGTATTACGCCCGGGAAAAATGAATTAGGTTCAGGCATTACTGGCGCTGGAGATGGTTTATTAATAAAACCAAAAGGTCCACTTATATTAGGAGTTGGCAAGTCTGGTCTTGGCACAGCACTTAAAAAAGAGCTTTTTCCTGTTTCTTCTCCGCCAAAAGATTCGGGTGTAATAGTTTGTCCAAATAAAGTTTTACCCATAAGACTCTCTCTGTCAGTTGCAGCACCTCCCATACCTGAACCTGGCATAAAGGATGTAGAAACATTTTCAGGAGTTGGAATGTTTGAAGTGTTGAAATTAAAATCTGGTAACCCAGGCATTGGCATAGTGCTTCCGTGTGGCCCCATAGTTCTAATAATGCCATCGCCAACATTTAAGTTTCCATCTCCATCTACAAAGAAATTATTTTCTGGAGGCATTGCTCCAGCATCTCTAAAAGAAGGGTTATCATATCCGTAATCAGGCACAGGCATTGTAGATACTGGAGGAGCATCTCTAAGATCAGGCATTTCATCTGTCATATATTGATCTCTCATCGCTTCTTCTATAAAAGTATCGATTGGCTCTGGTTCACCCATTTCTATTCTGTCGTTGTATTGATCAATGATTGGGCCAAGGGCTCCAAGATCATAGTCGCTAAAGTCTATGCCACTAAAATCAGGTAAGCCACTAAAGTCTAAGTCTCTTATAAAATCTGGTATTCCTGGAAAAGTACCGCCTGGTATGTATGGATCTACATCACCGGGCATTGGAGCAGTTGGTTCTGTTGGAGTTGGATTAGCCACCTGACCTTCGAGCTCTGCAATGCGGTCCATCATTTCTTGGAATCTTGCATCTTGAGCTGCTTGCTCTTCTGCTCGTTGTGCCATCTCAGCTTCTCTCATTGGAGCTTGAATGGCTTCGTATTGTTGTTGGTACTGCTGACCCATAGGGCTTTGCATTTGTCTCATGAACTGATCACCAATTGGATCTGGTGCTCTGTCAGTTGGCATGAAAGCTTGTGTTGGTTGTGGTGGGGCATTGTAGCCCTCAGGAGTAAAGTAAGCTGGGCCACCTACAACTGCTGTAGGTCTTCCCATAGGATTGGGTTGTGTGGGTCTAGGCATACCAGGTGCTTGAGCATAACCTTGATCATAGCCGGGAACCCCAGAGGGTTGACCAACCATTTGGTTTTGCACACCCGTTGGTGCTGTTAGAGCGTCACCAATTGCCATTAGGAAATACCGCTAAACTTAGTGCCTCTTAAAGCAGCTCCGCCGCCACGAGATTTACCAGCGCCATAAGGCTTAGGAGCGCCGGGATTTGCAACCTTTTCAGGTGTCGCATACTTGACAGTGCCTTGGTCTTTAATGTTTACGCTTGGCTTAACGCCTTTTACTTTTTCCATTTTTTTTACCTTTATTTTTTCTTGCTGCTTGTAGAGCAATCGCAATAGAAGTTTTTGGTTTCTTCCCACTGCGTGTTAATTCACTTATGTTAGCAGAAATTGTCTTTCTACTGCTACCTTTTTTTAAAGGCATTATTTTTTCTTATCTACCTTGGTCTTAATCTTAAGGACAGTTTTAGATTTTTTAGCTTTGGACTTAACTTCTTTGGTTGCTTTCGCAAGGACTTCGTTAGCCTCTTTGTCAACTTCCTTGGCGATTTTGTCGATGTCGATATCTGCATTCGCATGGATGATCGGTTGATTGCCATTGTTTTTTTCCTCTTCTAATTTCATTGCAGCTTTATGTACTGCTGTCATTTTTTGTCTTACTGAACTCATCTGTTACCTCGCATGATATCCATTGTTTTAAATTGTGCTGATTGATCGATTCTTTCACGAGCAATGTTGTCCTTCATCATAGCAATTTCTTTTTGAATTTGTAACCTTTGTTCTGCCAGCTGATTATTTTGCATAGACTTCATTGCATCAAACTGTTGACGTTGAGCAAACTCTTCGCGCTTGCGTTGTACATCGTCTGCTTTAATGTCTAGCTCTTTGCCTCTTAGCTCTACCAATGGATCTGGCATTGGAGGTTGTGGCATAAACATTTGATTGACTTGTTCGGTCAACTGAGAAACCACTGCTGATATGTCACGGGCCACAGAGTCTTGTAATTTTTGTTGGTAACCCATAGAGACTTCTGGTGGCAACTGTTGTATTTGTTGCATCATCATTTGGAACTCGGGGTTCTGTGCGTTTTGTTGATCCACTATCTCAGCTGCTCTAAAAGATACATGCTGATAGATATGTGCTTGAATGAGAGATAAAACTGGTGGGTTTGATTGAGCAGTAATGGTGCCATACAAAGACATGTGTGAATTAATGTGTGCATCATGGTCTTGTCCCATAAATGCTTGTTGTGGCATCCCTGTAATTAGGCCTGCGTTCTCACTCGCTGGATCCATTGGTTGTGGCTGAGGAGGAGGAGGCAATAGTTTTTCAACGTCCTGAACTCCCATGGCTGAGTACATGCGTCTGTAAGCTTCGTATATACCATTAGGTCCATGAATCTCAGGATTGCTCTGAACAGTTCTCAGGAGTTCTTGAGCGAGCATCACTCGCTGACTCATAGAGAAAGTGTTCGGATCTGAGATTGGTAAAACGTCTACACGTTGGTCAAAGTCCAAAGCCTTAATGGTTTGATTACCATTAGCGGTGTTATAAGGATAAGACGGTGGCAGATATTCAGAGAATACTTTTGCAAGTATTTCAAATTCAATCCTTTGAGATGCGTGCAATCTTTTGTGGATTGCAGACATAACTCGTGTGCCACGTTCTAGTAGAGCAACTGTTGTACCGACCGGCGCATTTTGGTTGCCATCACCAATTTGAGTATCTGCGATAGATGCGAAACGCCTCCCACTGTCGACCAAGATCCCTAGGAGAGAGAGAAGGGTTTGACTTGGCTCCTTAAAAGGTAACGGTACAAAAGCGTCTCGCAAACTACCACCGGGTGCGTCCATGTCTCTGAACTCACCAGGCTGTAAGGGTTGATCGTCATTGCGAATACGAATTCCACGAGCCTTAAAGCCAGCTGGTAAATTGCTTAATGTACCAGCGTCAATAAGTTGACGTAGAATTGAGGTTGAGGCTTTAGATAAGCCTCCGATCATATGAGTTAAACCAAAGCCATAGAATCCTAGGCCTGGCAAGAATTTGTAATGCACAAAGTAATTGATGCGCTGTTTGAGCTGATCATCTTCTTTGTAGTTTCTTCGAATAGATAACACTTTGCCATTAGCAATGGTGACGATGTAAGGCAACTTAATGCCTGTCTCTTCGCCTTCAGCATTCATATCTTCAAAGCCTTCGATGTCTAGCTCAACGTGTGACTCGTATACTTGACACATGTCATTGTTGTCATAGCCAGGCTCAACGCCTTGAATGCTATCAATCTCTTCTTGGATTTCGTCCATCTCATTTGGAGTGACGTTGCCATAATCTAAATCTACATCACGATAAAAACCGATTTGTTGCAGCTTGCGTATTTCATTCATCGACATGTTAATCACATGAGTGATACGAGTCGCGCTGTGTAAGTCAGTTGCTCCGTAAGGAACAATCAAGTCTTCACTTGGAATGAACTTAGAAACTGCTCTGCCTAAGTTTTGATCGTAATATACTTTTCTAAATGCTGAACCACTTAATGGTAGATAGAACAACATCTGATCTGTCTCAGAGTCGTACTCACGCATGACTTGCATGAGCTGATAGTTCATGAACTCTTGTACGCGAGATGCTTGTTGTTCTGTCTCAGGTGTAGTCATGCCAATGACTTGTGTTTTGACTGGACCCTGAGAAGGTAATAGCTCATTGTACGCTTGAGCTTGGAACTGAGTAACTGACTCAGCAAGGAGTGGATGCATAACACCAGAAGCTCCCTCAAATGGCTGGGATCTTTCTTCGTACTTCATGCCAAGATACTCTAAGCCTTCGCGATAGGTTTTCTCCCAATCGCTGCGTGACTCTTTATCAGAATCAATGCTGCCCATCAAATCATTCTTGATGGATGCTAGGTCTCCGTTATCAAGAGCATCGGCTAGGTTATC